CACCCGGTTCATCGCAGCCTGAATGGCGCTCGTGTCGTCGGCGATGCCGTTCCCGACGGCCCCGAAGTCCTTCACGCTGATCCAAACCTCGCGGATGAAGTCCTGGATCAGCCTGGCCGTCGCCCCGCTCGACTCCTGATACTTCCCGTCTACCCCGCCCGTCGAAGCAAAGAGCCTCGTAAGTACCGCATCGAGGTTCGTGACCCCTCCGGCCCCCTGGGAACCCGTGGACAGCGTTCCCGTCCAGCCGTCGTTCTCGACTTCGACTTGTGCCGCCGCGGTCTTGTTGAACCCCAGGAACGTGTCGACCGTGGTCCCCGAAGAATCGGCTATGACGACGTCAACCTCCCGGTCGACCCAAATCTTCACCTTCCCGGCCGAGTCGAGAGCAATTGCCCCGCCCGAAGTGCTCCACGCTTCGGACAGCTCGTCGTCTTTGTATCCAGCAACGAGCGTGGTCGTCCCGGGGGCGTAGAGGAAAACCCTCCCCGAGGCATTGGCGGTCCCGTCGGACTTGCGAGAGCCGGAGACGGCGAGGGCTCGGATAAGCGTTGCCATTACCAGCCCCCTCCGTACGGGTCACGGGGAAGCTCAAGGCAAAGGTCCCCTCTCTCGTTTTCCTGCCCCATCACCCTCCGCTCCTCTTCGTCGGCCATCGACTTAAGCTCGAGGCGCTTGGGGGCAGGGAGGTTGTTGGCGTGGGCCAGCCAGTAGGCCAGCCTCCAGACGAGGGCTCCTAGCCACCGCTGGGTCAGGCCAGTGGTCGTAGAGCCAGAGGACATGTCGGGGAGCAACTTGATCGCCCTGAAGTTCCAGGTGTAAGTCCCGTTCGGGACGGGCCAGAACACCGCCCGGCAAACCGAGAGCTTCTCGACGTAGGCCCTGGTCGGAGTCCCGAGGGTCGTCTTGTCGGAGATGACCCGGTAGTCCGCGTAGACCATCTTCTCCACCCAGTATTCCGAGGTCTCGCCGGACTTTGTCACCGTCGTCGGAAACTCCACGTCGATGGTGTCAGCGTCGAGCGTGTAGCTGGCCGTCCCAGAGGAGAGCGTCTGGGTATCTGGCTCGGCCTGGGTCAAGGTCACGCCCCGGGCCTGAAGACTCTTGAGAATGACGGAGAGCAGGTCTCTGGCGTCTGACAGTTGCTCGGCTTTCGGAGACCTTCCCAGGGGAACGAGGCCGCAGAGTTGGAGGGCCTGCTTGGCCATTTGGTCTGCGGTGAGGGTGAACGTCGTGGACATCAGTTATCCAACTGCGGGTAGTTGCCCGGAGCCTGCCGATATGCCAGCGCCGTGCGGGCAGCGAAAGCCATGTTCTTCGTCGCGGTGGTTGCCGAAGAACGGACCTGGAAGTTGAGCCCTGACCGGCCATAGGGGCCCAGGTAGAGGCTGTTGATATCTCCTGTCAGAGATACCCGGCGGGGAGTTGACAGAGCGTCTTTGCTGCGCTTGAAGTTCGTCTGCGAAATTGTCGTGAGAATCGGCGAGAGGATTCCAAACGACGCCCAGTCATAGAGAGTGCCCGTCGCCTCGGTAAACGGAGCCGACGCCGTCAGAGACACCGCGGGGCAGAGGGTCGCGTCGTAGGTGCCTTTGATCCCCAGGATTGCTTGCGACTCCGGCGTGGTGGCGGGAATGGCGTTCGCGGAGTTGGCTGAGAACGCCTGGAGCCACGAGATTATGGCCGACACGAGGCTCGTCACGCCCTGGTGGGCGTAGATGCCTCGGAGAGCCCTGGCGAAATTCACGGTCGTGATGTTCGTCGGCACCGTCCAGGTTGCCGTGCCGGTGCCAAGACTGGTTGCCGCGACGTACGTCTCCCTGGGCGCCGTGGTCGATAGCGCGCTCTGAAGCTCGCCCGTCGTTGCGCTCCTGGCACCGGAGACGGCGAACGCCAGAAGCTCTGACATCATCGTCGTCAGGGTGGCCTGCGTCGGGCCCGAGTAGTGGGCCGTAGCAGCCGCGTCCCCGAAGGCCGTCTCCGCGCCAACAACGTCAGCCAACTCGCCGAGAAACCAGAGGGCGATGACGTCGGAGATGAGGTACGAGTGAACCATCACGGCGGTACCGGTGTTCACGCCGTTCGCCACGCCGCCGATGTGGTATGGGCTCCCGCCCACGGGGAAGACTGTTTGCGAGGCGATGTGCAGGTCACCGCACTGCATGTGACGGAGGAACGTCGCGCACCGCTTAGCGCCGTCCAGATACCGGCCTTCCCGCGTGACGCTGTAGGCCTTCACGAGCGCGGCCCCGCAAACGGCAACGACGCTCGACAGGTAGGCGGTGCTGCCGGTGAAGGCAACCCCCCCGTACCTCGGGTCATCCACGGTTCCGCTGGGAGAGATACCGGTCGGCGATCCGAACTGCTGCGTCAGGATGAACGTACAGCACGTGTCGAGCACATCCCTTGCCGTCTCGAGCCAGCGGGCCGGCCTGAGCCCCTGGCTGACGGTCTCAGCCATGTAAATGGCCGTCCACGCTGCCGCATCGGTCGACGTGTTCGCCGCTGCTTCTGTCAGGAGGTAGTTGAAAACATCCGCCTCCGCCCATTGGTACGTGGGGGTGTGGGCAAGCGGCTTCGGCCATCGGTTCGGCCGGACTCGAACAGGTTTCGCCTTGGCGTTGAACTTAGAAATCTGGAGAGCGGTTAGCCCGGGGGCGTCGTCCGGGCAGGCCCACTTGAGCTCGCCGATTGGACGGAGGGCAGAGAAGTGGAACCGATGCCCGCAGATATCGCAGATTCGGAGGTAATCACCCTTGGCGTAGCCCGTGTCCGTCGCCATCACACCGCCCAATCCAGCCGTGAATCCCCGGTGGCGTCGGAAATCTGGACGACCCCCGTGCTCCCCGTGGGCAGAAGGATGTGAGAGCCGATGCGCTGGTAGATGTTCGTCGCGCGAAGGCGAGTGACCGCTGCCGTTCCCTTGAAGGCGTAGTCGGACCAAGGGAACGACCCTCCATCGAAGGTCACTTCGTCCATGGTCAGGCCAGCAAGGGCGTTGATCACCTCGACGGCTACGGCTGGCGTCGCGGCAGTGGCGGTGAAGGTCGACCCGGTCAGCCTGGCGTCGCTGGCTCCGGTGATATAGGAGACGGACCGGGTCGTGTCAGAGGCTCCGCAGTCGAAAACCAGGTTCTGGAGGATGGACCCTGCGGCGGCGATTCGGATTCTCGCCGTCGGGGCGGCGGTGGAGGCGGGGAAGCGGACGTTGTCCACGAGGACCCCGGCCGCCGTGACGTCGAGCATTGCAACGGCTCCGCCGCAGGTCAGGCGCGGAAGACTAGAACCAGAGCCTTCGCCGACGATGCTCAGGCCGGCCTTGTTGAGCGTGATGGCGCTGGAAATCGTCTCGGCGTGGCTCGCGAGGAGGACGATCGTGTCTCCGGCGGAGGCGTTCGTGTGGGCCTGGGAGAGTGTCAGGAGCGGCTTTGTGCGCTCGGTGCCGGCGTTCGAGTCCGAAGCTCCGGTGACAGCGTTCCCGACGTAGTAGTAGTTTCCGCTCTGGTAGGTGTTGTCTAAGATCGCCAGGTCCGCCCCGGTCGACCCGCCGGCTCCGTTGACGTAGGACTTGATTGCCATCCGGAGCTCCTAGTGAGAGAGAACCGGGCGCCGACGATGGGAGGAGCGTGCCGTCGCCGACGCCCGGTGAGGCATCCTGAAACCCGCCTAGCTTCCTCCGGTCACACTGACACCGGGGTCATCGCGGCGCCGTTCTCGCCGTTGTTGTTGACCGTGTAGCAGTCGTAGAACTGGATGTTCGCTGGGGTCGTGAAGCCTGCGAGGGTGGCGTTGTCCAGGATTCCCCAGCCACACTGATGGACCTGGCCCGTGCAGCCAGCCAGGCCAGTGACCGCAGAGACAGAGCTGGCGAGCTGGTTCTGAATGACGTTCCGCCGCCAGTTGATGCCCAGAGATGCAGTGGTCAGGAACCGGACGATTCCGACGTTCACGCCCGAAGAAGCCCCGGAGATGAAGCAGTCCTCCATGGTCATGTAGTCCGCGCCAACGAGCTGCATGAACGTCGTTCCCGTCGCGGCAGCCACCTCAGCCCGGCAGTAGTTCCGGCGGAAGGAGAAGTCATCTCCAGCCGCCGTGGTGGTGATTCCGATGGTCACGTTTTGGTTGGCGGCGAAGCCGAAGAAAACGCGGCAGTCGGTAATCGAGCACCCGGCCGCGGAAACCGTGATGGGAGCAGCGACCGTCAGCGCCGTCCCAGCAGCGTGCGGACCGGCGAGATATAGGTTGCAGTTCCGAATCGCGAACGAGGCGACGTCCATGAGAATGGTCGAGGTAGCGGCCGTCCAGGTGAAGGTCGCCCGGTTGTCGCCAGTGCCCGTGCCGATGACCTCGACCCCGGCCTTGATGTTCGACCACTTGTCTGCCGCGTCGATGTTTTCGGCGTGCCCAGGTAGACACACGATTCTGTCGCCCCGGTTGGACCGACAGACGTTGAGAGCGGCGTTCACCGAAGTGAAGAACCCGCCCGGGGACGGCGAGTACATCCCCGGCGGCAGGTTCGACAAGGCCGCCGCCCCGGAGTGATGAACGTAGTGGATCATCCCCCCCGTTGGGACGATGACGAAACCGGGGAAGACCTCGGTCGGCCCCTGCGTGTTGTAGGACGTCAGCATGACCGCTCCTTACGACTGGTTGCCGATGAAGTAGCGCCAGTTGGACACGCCCTTCGTCCACCGAGCCGAGCCCGTGTGCTGTTCGGTCTCGTTCTCCTGCATGTTTCCGGCGCGAAAACGAGGCTTCCGTCGCCAGATGAACATCGCCCCCCGCTTCACGTCGGTGACGCCGAAGACGTTGGTGGTCGAGGACATGAACGGCACCGAGACCGGGGTCGAGGACAGCTCGCCCTTGAGCGCGTTGATCGTATGGTTCGAGGTGTCGTCCTTCTGCTCGCTCTTGAGAATCTCTTTGAACCGCCATTTCTGGTTCGTCGGGCAGACGATCTTGAGGAGCTTGATCGACCGGATGAACCCGTTGGTGCCGGGCATCTTCTCGGCCGCGATGAGCATCGACTGGACCATCGTGTTCGACGGGGCTACCGGCGGGTCGATGACGTTCGATACCGTCGCCCCACCACGGATGACGTGGGAGGTGCTGCACACCGCCACCTGGTCACCCGACAAACCGGCGTCCGTCGAGCCGGCGAAGGCATCGTTGAGGAGGCCGACCGCGTCGTAGTCCTGGGTCAGCGTGCAAGTATTCTGGAGCAGCCGGACGGCGTCGTAAATCTCCGGGTACTGCGAGTCCTCTTTGAGCTCCTCGGGGATGATGAGGCGCTTCGAGAACTTCTTCGCCTCGTAGCGCTTGGTGATGCCCTCCCCGTAGTCGTCGAGGTCCAGGTCGGCGCCTTCGTCGGTCTCACCCCAGAGACCGGGCTCGACCAACTCGACGTCGTCGTAGAACTTCTTGTTCGTCGACTTCTCTTGGAGGTACTGCTTCCAGACGGGCTCGTTCTTCGCAGCCTCATCGGTCCAAATGGCCCCCAGAATCTTGTGATAGACGCTGGGGAAGTTCCCGGTGTACACGCTTGCCAGGACACTGTCAGGAACGGCAATGGCGACGATGGCTGCGTACAGCCGAGGCCAGCGCTTGTAGATGAAACGCGCGACGGGCCTTGAAAGGACGGCGAGGGTCCCAATGAAGGTGACCGTTGCCAGGAGGAGGACGATTCCAAACAGAGTGTCCATGGTCAGATCCCCGTCAAGCTGGTGAAGACGTGGAAGCCTTCGTTGATCATGCAGGCCACCTGCGCGTTCGCGGTCGCCAGGTCATTGCTCGGAGTCCGGAGGACCTCGAGAATTCGGAACTGCGCCGAGCCGGCAATCGGGTTGCCGTCGAGTTGATGCGCGGAGCGCCCGTACACCGTCGAGCCAGCGTTCGCCACGATGTCCATGTTGGACCCGACGGCAGCGTAGATTTTCGCGGCCGTGTCGGTGTTCGCGTGCGAGGCGAGGTTCGCCACGTACTCGATGCTGGGGTCGTCCCAGACGTAGACGTAGGTCGCGTTGGACGAGCCCCGAGCCGTTGGGGAGTAGGTCGTCGAGGCCGGAACGAACTGCCCGTAGACCCGCTTGTTGTTCGACACGTAGCTGACGTGGGCAATGACGCCCAGAATCAGCGCCGCGCCGCCGGCCGAGCCCGCCTCGACCGTCCCGCCGGTCACGAGGGTGACCACGTCACCGGGGAAAAGCGCCGTGCCGTAGCCAGACGCGACTTCGTACCGACGGGGGTTCGGCGTCGCCTTGAGCCCCCTGCGCGGGTGAAACCCGCCCTTGAGCAGATTCGCCATGGCTTACCTTTCCAAGCTCGCGGCCTCGGCCCGGACCGCGGCCATGTTCCGCAGGTCCGTGTCACGCTGCCGACGTTTGAACATCGTTTCGTTGTGCTTGAGTTGCTGGGCCCGCTCGTAGCGATTCCGCTTCTGCCAGAGCGCCTTGTCGCAGCTCATGAGGACGTGATCGCGCTTCGTGATCATCTCCCCCTCCACGTGCTCCGCACGCATCCGAGCCTTCACCCCGTCGGGGTGGTAGTGCTCGATGCGGTACGGAACGATGGCGCCCTTGTAGTCGCCGATTCCGTCCGGGCTGTTGTGCGCCCAGACGTACTTGCGGTCCGACTCTTTGTCATCGAGGGCGAACTCGTTCGCCGGGTCGCCGTCGACGTCGGAAAAGTCCTCGTCGGGGTCGACTCTCTTGACCAGGCCGAACTGCTCGACGAAATCCGAATGAGGCTGCGCCTCTACCTTCGGAGCTGCTTTGCGGGCCATGCAAATCTCCCAGTGACCGCTTGAAATCGACCAGCCACTCGTACGCGTCGCGGAACCGCGCCAGGCCGTTCGCTTTCAGCCACTCTCACCGGGAGGTGCAGGCCGTCCTAACTTTTCAGGCAGCCACCCTTGGTCCGAAGACCACAGGCCGATACATAAGCTAGTCCATATAGCTTACGCGTAGTCAATAAAAATCGTTTATGACCTTCCGCTTCGCACCGCGTCCCGCACCGCCGCCTTCAGGGTCTGCATGTCCAGGCCCGTCCCGTTGGCGAGCTGCGGAGGGATTTCGATCTCCGTCGGCCCTTCTCCACGGTACGGAGCCCCCCTCGAGGGAGGAGCGGCGTATAGAGCCCTGGTCCGCTGGGATGGGGGCGCCGGCGGGGGATTCATCCCGTATTGCGGTCCCAGAGTCGCCGCGATGTGGGAGAGGGCTTCCCGGTCTGTGTCGATGGTGTCCGGACGCCCTTGGACCTCCACGAGGTAGTTCTTGTAGGTTCTGGCCTTCTGGGCCAACTGCGTATACCGCTGGTCGAGAACCCATGGGTACTCGGCCTCGATGATGGGTCGCCTCCCGCCCGCATACGGGTCATGCGGCTGATTTTGCTGCTGCCGGATCTCCTCCGCCCTCATCCGAGCATAATCCTGGGCGTTGACGATGCGCTGCTCTTGCCGACGAAGCTCGTTGTAGCGCTTGTATCCCCGCTTGTCGTCCTGCTCGATTAGCCGTAGCTCGGCCTCAAGCTGTTCCTCGATATCGGCCAGTTTCGCTTCGAACGGGTCCGCGGAATTTGGGTTGTGCTGGGGCTGGGAGCGGAGCCGCTCAACCTCCTGCTGCAACTGCTGGAATCGGCGGTCGGAGTCCTCCTGCATCCGGCGTATCCGGGCGTCGTATTCGGCCTTCTCTTGCTGCCAAGCCTTCGATTCCCGGTGCTCTTTCCCGCGGGCCGCTTTCTTTTCTCCCCACTTGCCGGTCTTCGGGTCGCGGGGCTGTTCGCCCTGGGGGCGTTCGGCAGGAGTTTCTTCCTGCTCGTCGTCTTCCTCGTCCAGGCGAACCCGAACGGGCTCCTCCTGCTCGGGTAGCTCGACGCGCTCTAGCTGCTCGGTCTCTTCGGGATTCTCTTCTTTGGGCATGGCTCCTCCTATCGTTCCTGTGAGGCAATCCGGCGGGCGGTCTCGGCCTCCGCCGGGCTATTCGTACTGGCCGCGAGAGCAAGCAGCTTCTGCTTCCGCCCGTTCAAGAGCTTCTTCGAGAGACACCAACGCCCCGTCTTCTCGTCGAGGACGTACTTGGCGTTCCCCTTGGACAACTCGACCCGCAAATCGTCCGACCCGATGATGTCCCGGTCCTTGAGGATCAAGAATTCGCTCTTGAGCTCCTTGCTCGCCGTCTTGTCGGTGGACTCCCAGCCGGCGAAGCGGGCGAAGATCACAACGTCCCCCTCCTGGATTCCGTTCGAGTAGAGGACGTCCCTGGCTCTCGGCCCCATGGCCATCAGAATCCCCTTCACGTGCGGGCTCTGCGAGTCCTCGGGAACAATTAGCCCTCCCTTCGACACAGTCAGCGGAGGCAGTCTCCAGACGACGCAGTTGTTGTCCATCGGCTGAAAGGTCGGTGGCTCAACTCCGACCTCCTTGCACCGAAGTCGGAGCTTCTCCGTCGCGTAGTACGGCTTCGCTCGATAGAGCGACTCCATCGGGGAAAGTTGTAGCGCCTTACTCATCCTCTTGCTCCTTGGGGGTGATGTCCTTGATGAACTCTTCGAAGTCGGTGACCCGTTGCTCGGCCCTTCTCACGTCCTCAAGCTGGCCCTGACGGGACTGGGTTCGGAGGCGCACCTTGGCCGCCTCGAGTTTCCGGGCTAGGTGCAGGCGGAGCTTCTCCACCAGCGGGTCCTGGTCCCATTCCGGGACCTCGTCCTCCGTTAGCCATTCCATTCTGCGCTCCTGTGATGTCTTCCCCAGACTGCGTCTCTTGCAGGTAGATAGCTGCGACGTGGGCTCGCTCGTGTCTGTCGAGCATCTGCTTCCCCGTCGAAGACATCTTTTCGAGGAACGGCGAGTTCCTGAACTCGACGATTTTCCCGAGGTGGAGCAAGTGGTCGTCGTCCGGCAATACCGGATGGTCCTGTTCGTTCAGGAACCCCGCATTCTCGTTCTCCTGAGACATGGGAGACGGAGGGGGCGGAGGCTGGGGTGGTTGGCCCATGGCCGCGATGTAGTCCGGCTTCTCCGCGGCGACGAAAATCTGGGCGAAGGCGAAGTAAACCAGGAGCTGATTCTGAGCCAGCGGGGAATTCAGAATCATCGCCGCGAAGTCTTTCGCGTCGGCGATTCTCTCCGGCTTGGAAATCATCCGCGCGTCGGCGGTGAACTCCAAGTGGACGTCTTCGACGTAGTCGGCCCTGCCGACTTTCTCCTGGACGACCTGCTGCTGCCCTGGTTGCCCGGGGACATCCTCGGCGAACGGGAAATACTCGTACTCGTCGAGGTAGATGGAGTTGCCGTGGGCAATTAACTTCAGCTCGTACTTTAGGGGGTCCAGGTAGATTCGGGTCATGACGCTGATGAGCGCCATGGCGTTCGAATTCCTGACCATCATCCCCTTAGCCGTCTCGTTCGAAGCTCCTCTTTCTCCTGAGAGAATGTCGGCGTTGGCGGCAATCTCCGAGTTCTGCTCCAGCTTCTCGACGACTTTCATCAACCCTTCGGAGGGGGGTTGCTTTTCAAGGACCTTGATGCCTTTGTCGAGAACCTCTGGGTCCAACTCCGTCTCGATGAACTTCCCGTGATTCATCTGGACGTCGCCGCGCTTCTCCTTCGTCCCTCGGGCGAGGAAGCCGCAGAACATGTTGTAGAACTTGGCCGAGAGCATGTACTCCGCGGCCAGGGTGTTCGCGAGCTCGTTCGACCCCTCGAGCAAGTACCCGACTCCCAGCCCGTAGAATCCAGAGGGGTTCGGGAAAAGGCGGAAGTGGATGATGTTGTGGAGCGTCTGCATCCGGACCGGACGCGGAGGTTTCGGAGGCTCGAGCGTCATTCCGGGAGGAAGAGTGGTCGTCATGGTCCCCGTGGACTTGACCGCAGCGTCGAAGGCCCGCATCTCCTCGTCGAAACGGGCTTTGTCTACCGGGTCCGGTTCCTCGCGAATCGTGACGGCGAGGGGCTTTCTGCTCTGCTTGTCGACCACCAAAATGACCGGCTTGGTTTTGTCGGCCAGGGGCTTGAGGGCGCCCTTTAGCTCCTTCGGGAACCGTAGCCGAGTGTGTTGCTCGTAGATTTCCCGTTTGGCGTTCTTGTCCTTCTGCTTCGGCGGCTCTACGCCTTGAATCAGATCTGCCGCCTCCCTGACCGGGCTCTGCTCGTCGAGGCTCTGAGAGGGAAGCGAATCCCCGTCAGTCGTCGACCCCTCTTCTTTTCCGTCCGGAGGGAAGATGGCTCCGAGATTCGAGTAGTGTCCGGTCTCTACGTACGCCTCCAGCTCCCACCTGGACATCCGGAGCACGCGGGTGATCCGTTCGACCGTCTTCATCTGGGGATGAACGTCGGTCTCGGTGTAGGAGACGATGATGTCGTCGATGGGGACGTGGTCTACGGCGTGAGTCCGGGCAATCGGGTCCCAGCGGTAGTGGCGGAAGGTCGAGCCCGCCATGAGCCACGCGAGGATCGAGACCTGATGAGAAGTCCCCCAGTCCGGCATCCGATACCGGAGCTGCCAGTTCATGTGCTTCTCTACCCTTTGAGCCCTGGGCAAATCCCGGGGGCCCAAGGGTTTGCCTTTGACGATATCTCCCTTGGCTGGAACGACCTGGTCGTAGATGCGGGCCCACAGATGCAGGAGGGCCTTGCACATGATGGCGATGTGGGGGGCTTTTGCCCCCTGGGCTGGGTAGCCGAGGTTGGGGACGATGCCGGCGAACAGCTTGAGCTGGTTCGCGTAGCGCTTCATGTAGTCGGCGCGACTCTCGTCGTCTTCCTTCGCGTTCGAGATGGCTTTCCTGGCTTCCTTGGCGATCCAATCCGGAGCCTCTTGCATGAGGACCGGGAGGATGTTGATCGCATCCAGGGCGTCTTCCGACGGAAGAGACGGCTCTACTTCCTCGTCCGTGCTTGGGTCAGAACCGTTTCCGGTCTCTTCCATCACCAGCCTCCAGGCGGAACGCCGAGGGCGGCAGTCCTGCCCCTGCGGTATTCGTTCAGGTCGATGACCTCATCGTCGTATTCGTCCTCGTCAGTCCGCTCTTGCTTGGGCAGGACCCTGTCGAGGCACGCGTACATCGTGTCGTCCCAGCAGTGGTCCTCACCCTTCGTGTCCACGTCGTTGGGGTCGTTCGGGTCCGTCCGGAGGACCGGAATCGTCTCGATGGGCGCCTTGCACCGCTCCATCCACCGCAAGGCCGGTCGGTCAGGCTCGCCGGGGTGCAGGGACTTCCTGCGGACGTTGAGGCGACGAACAATCTCAGACGCCCCGTTGAAGCGGTCTTTCCTAGATCGCTTCCAGCGAATCCCACAACTCGCCATCACCTTCGCGTAGGACGGGCCGCCGGCCATGTTCTTGTTGAAGGCGTCTTCGTCCATCGGCCCGTTCAGGGTCGACACGTTCGCCTCCTCGTCCCACCAGCCATAGTGCATCTCTATCTCCCGGATGCGACCAGCGGTCATCTCTGCGTCGTGGTTCCTGACGTAGAGGTTGTGGATGCCGGTAAACCCACCGTCCGCATCCACGTACCACCACGTCACTGACGTCGGCGCGGAAGGAGCCGGGTCACACGACCGAAAGACCTTGGCGTTCTTCGGAACGGCGTGATTCGGGACGACGTGGTACCGGGAGTCCCAGACGTTCGCCAGGAATGCCCCAGGGGTGATCCACCAGTTCCCGTTGAGAATCGCCTCCCGAACTTCAGGACGCTTGTTGAGGAGCGAAGCTTCGTAGGTTCCAGCAGCGTAGAGGACCGGGTTGTCCTCGAGCTTCGCGGGAATGAAGACCGAGTCGTAGTTGATGATTCTCCCGTCCCGGAGCTTGGTCTGAATCCGGTAGACGACTTCAGGCTCCCTGTTCTCGATGAACCGCTTTCGAACCCACAGAAGACCAGGCCCGTCCGGGTTCGATGCGGCGCAGATTTGGAGCATGTCCTTGAGGACCGGGTCCGTCGTTCGGAGACGGGTATCCATGTACTCCCACTGCGTCTCTGAGAACTCGGTAAGCTCGTCGAAGAAGACGTAGGTGTACTCGTTGGACTTGTATTTGTACTTGGAGTTCTCGTTCTCCATGTGGCCGAACTGAAATTTCGCGTCGCCACAGGCGGGAATCGTCCAGATGTGATTGTTGACGTTGTAGGTAGCGTCCGGGTCGATGTCCTTGAAGAACTGATGAGAACGGTCGATGGCCTGCTGCAAGTCGGGCATCGTCCGGCGGAGATAGAGCCCCCAGGCCTTCGAGGTGGTTATTTCTCCCTTCTCGAACCGGGCCCTCTCGACGGCGAGCTGTTGGCCGAACTTCCCCATCCCGCACAGAGATTTCCCACCGCCCCCAGCGCCGCCGTAGAAGACAATGCGCTGGGAGGCTTCGAAGAACTTGGTCTGCTGGCCCGGGAAGGGGCCAACAAACCGTCCGTCGTCCGCTATCTGAGCGGCTACGCTCACCCGAGCGTCATCTCCTGACCGAACACGCTCATGACGAGCGAGGTGGCGGCGGATGCGTGCGCCGCAAACACCTCGGCAGCGTCGAGTATCCAGTTGCCGTAGTGGTCGAGGACCGTGCCGGCCGGAATCGAGTAGGCATCGAAGAGCCTGGTTCCCGCCGCATCCGCTCCAATGCTCACCGTCAGAGTGACTGCTGAAGCCGTCGGATTTGAGACGTGGATGTGGACGATTCGCGTCTTGGTGAGAGCCGGAACCGTGTAGCGGGTGGCCGTCGTGTTCCCAAGCTGGGCCGGGCCGTAGAGTCGTTTCCAGGTGGTAGCCATTGCGCGTTCCTTTCAGGCGGTAAACCGGCCAATCTCCTTCCAGGTCGTGGAGCCGTCGCATTTCAAGATGAGCCCGGCCCCGGCTGGCGCGGTCCAGTTGGTAGCCCCAGAGAGAGTGATTGCCCCATACCCGGCCGGCGGGGCGATGTTGTGTCTCACCGTCAGGCCTGAGGTGAAGGTCAGGATAACGACCGCTCCGTTGTGCCAGGCCACGCCACTCGTCTGAATGGCGATTGAATCGATGGTGGTTGTGCCCGTGATATCGAAGCTGTTGCCGTCGTATCCAAGCTCGATGTTCGTTGCGCTGGCGACGTTCGCACCCTGAGACGTCTCGTGTCGGCCCTGGAACCGAGATAACCCGCTCGCGACATGCAGCGTAAACCCCGTAGCGGACGCTCCGTTGATGGTCGCCGGGTCGAGATAGAGGGTCACCGCCTCGGAAATCGCCCCCCCGCTTGACGTCGAGTAGTTCGCGCCTCGTATCCGCAGCCCCGCAATCAGGGGCACCGTCGCCGTCGTGACCGAAGTGTCTGCTGGGTCAATTGTGACCCACTCTCTCGTCACGCCGTCGGTAGCCGTGATACCACCGACGCCAAGCCACACGCTGTCTCTCGTGGCGCTGGCACCGACGGTGAGCACATGACGGGTGCTGATTGCGTCTGGCGTGGCCACGATACCCAGCCCAGCATTCGCCAGGAGCTGCACCCCTCGTACCGTCCCTCCGCCACTCGCGAACGAGCCAAAACGGAATACGTTGCTACTCCACTCGAGCCTGACCCACTCGTCCCCGACGCCAGCGACGTTGTAAAACGTCTGCCACCAGCCGTTAGCCAGGAACAGCTCCGTGTTGGCGTTGGCGCCAAGCCCGGCGTTGGTTTTGACTCCCGCGGGTCCGTTTCCGTATGGCACGAGGTCAGGCGCGACGTAGAGCGGGAAGGCGAGCACCGGGTCTCCGCTGCCGTCGGTGCTTGGTCCGTCAATGTTCGGAGGCCCCATCGGCCCCGTCGCTCCGGTTGCACCTCTCGGCCCGGGAGGGCCTGGGAGAATCGACTCTTCCCCCGGCTCTCCGTCCATCCCCGGAAACCCACGTGGCCCGGTATCGCCGGTTGCTCCCCGGGGTCCAGGGATCAAAAGCGGCTCCTCGGCGATTCCGTCGTCCCCCGGCATCCCAGGAAGACCACGTTCACCCTGGGGCCCTCGAGCCCCCGGAGGACCGGGCCACATCATTTCGAAGTCGTCTTCAAAGACCTCGGTAAACGGAGAGCCCCTTGCCTCCGTGGCGATGCCAGCCGCAATCATCCGCTTTCGAAGGGCGTTGATGAGGGCGAAGACCTCTTTCTCGTCGGAGAGGTTTTCTTTGAGGGCAGGGGGAAGAGGAGCGACCACCTACCTCTCCTCCGGCTCCACGATGACGACCTTTGCCTCGATGGCGGGCTTAGGAGCTGGGATGGAAATCATGTTCAGGTTGAAGACCTGCCTCCCGGGGGCCTTGTCCTGCCGGCGAATCCGCATCCCCACCCGCTCGTGAGCGGCCTGCATCGCCGCTGGCCACTCCTTTTTCGGCATGGTCCCGTAGATGGCCATGCGGAGCTCCTTGCGAGACCTCCATCCAGCCGCCTTGAGCTCGTCGGGAGTCCCGGCAACGAGGAGGTCGATGAGCTTCTTTCTCTCTTCGGCCTCCGCCTCCGTTGGGACCTCGGAGAAGCGGTTCATGGCCGCGACGATGGTGAGGTCCTTTTCCTGGGCCTTCTCGTAGCGGTCCTTCAGACGCTCAAGCGGGGACTCTGGGCGTTTGATGAGGTCGCTCACTGCGCCTCCGGCAAGTCGGAGATGAACATCCGGCCGACATCGACACGCGGAATCCGCTCGCCGTCGGCCGACAAGACAATGACGCTGCGAATGGCACGAGCCGTGCCGTCGACCACAAATGCACGGACGACCATCGTGACCGGCACCCCGCCAAGAGATGCCTTGAACCGGAAGGTCTTAGCCTCGCAGCGGACAACCTCGTCGCTCAATGGACCTTCTCGGGGCTCTCTTTCGCAGCGAACGCCGCGTCCGCCCTCTTCCGCAGTTCCACCAGCGGAATCCGTAGGTGCTCCGAGTACCTAATGAACGCCGTGGGAACCTGCCGGGGGTCAGGCAGGAGCGGAGAAGGCCGGCCGAGAGAGGGCCGGTTGTAGACGACGTAGTCGAAGTACTCCGGCTGCTCCGTCGGGTTCCAATTCGGCACCGCCGTCCGCGGGTCCTGCCCCCTCGCCTCCGCCTCGTCGATGATGGCCTTCGCCTCGGCCAACTTCTCCTTGGTCAACTCAAGAACAGCCTCGAACTGGAACCCCAAAACCTCCGTCCCCTGCGGGAACTTCGGCACCGGCTGCGCTGCCATGATGGCGCGCGGGTTCCGATGGTGCTGTCCGGCCATGGGCTCCCCTCCTGGAGCCCTACCATATCAGAAAATTGAGGCTGTCTCAGTTTTCTGAAGGCCAGACGACGGAAATCTGATAGGTGCCAGGTGTCCAGAAGGGCGCCTGGCCGCCCTATCCAGGAGCTGACGGGGAGTCCCACCCCTCCCCTGCTGGACTCCAGGGGACCATTGCCCCGGAGGTTACCACGCCTACGGTACGGCGCGCCGCCTTCTCTTCCGCGTAGCCTGGGCCGTCTTTGGTCTCAGAGGCGGCACCGGACCTACCATGTCAGCCGGCAACCGGAACGGAGGCACGGGAGGTACCGGTGGCTCTGTAAACCTCTGCTGGTAGAACGGGTTGTCAGGCACGCACCCAGTCTACCTCAGCCAAGCCGTAATAGGCTCTTCTTCTTGCGGGAAGGGGATATCTAGACCCTTTTCTCCCCCACGACTTGGGGGGTACACCCCCTCTCGAATCCAGCCCCTCGACCCCCACGTTTGTTCCGAGCTCACCTCACGCCCATACATTAGATGTAGGCCCACGCTACCAAGCTCACCCCTCGAGCCCACGTCCTCTCGTGTACGCGCGTGGGATTCACTGAGGTAGCGTCGTGGGATTCGGGCTGTGAGCAGGGAGGGACGGAGGGGAGTAGCTTTCCGTCTATCTCCGAGTCTGCTGTAGGAACCTAACGACGTCCTCTAGCCGGTATCGGTGCAGGGTCACTCGTCCGGTCTCGGCCCAGGCTCGAACCGTCCGGGGACTGCACCGGTAGACCTCCGCCACCTCCTTGGCCGTCAACACGTCCGGGTTGCGCACGCGCGCGCGTTGGGGCTTTCTCGGCTGGACGGAGGGCCTAGCTAGGCTCACGGGGAGCGGGTCGCCCAGGGCTAGGGCACGCTCTCGCCGCTTACGTTCGCGCTTCGTCACTTTTCGAGTGTATCCCAAGGGGTGACGAGCGCAGCGAGTCTGATAATGGACTCTCGTTGTCCCCAGATGTCAAGGAGCTGCCTTACACTTCTCCACCACATTCGCCCTGGCCCTGCGGATTCTCGCATAGCACCGTCTCAGATAGTTGAGATACCCTCGAAATACTGAGTCCTTGATTCAAGTGGGCTTTCCATTGGCGATGACTCAGATTTCTGAGACAGCGATTATTGGTTCGCCGTGATTACGTGCAGTTAGCGTGCATCGTGAGTTGGCATGAGGCGTGCTCTAGTTCTCTGCATCTCCGGCCTATCCAGCCGGGAAACCAAAGGAGCTGACCATGGTGAAAGCGATCGTAACGGGCATGCTGGCGTCCCTTGTCACCCTCGGAGTGGCCACGGCCTACGCCGGGGAGAAGGTCCACGTGGCCACGTGCCGGGACGGGAAGGAGTACTACCACGAGACGGGGGAGCGGAGGGGGGCTTGCTCGGGGCACGGCGGGGTGGAACGGTGGGCGGACGGGACGGTGCCGAAGAGCAAGAAGGGCCGGACGGAGTACCGGTAGACTAGGCCGAAACCTCCCTCCGGGGAGGTCCGCCGGTAGGGCCGGCGCTGATGAGGCCAACACGGACAAGGAGCTGACCATGATGAGCGGGGCCATGATGAGGACGATGACGACGGTGGATGACGTGATGTACGAGCTGCGCGAGCGAGTCGGTGACGTCGGTCCCGACTACATCGTGACGCAGGACAAAACCCGCGAGTGGGTCAACTCGCTCGAGCCGGCCCGGCGCTACGAGGAACTGACGGAGGAGGACATCGACCGGGCCGCCGAGGCAATCCTCGCGGGACAGTGGACCTGACGGCGAAACGAAGACACGAGAGGAGATCACCATGGATACGACGAGGAGTGAGGCAGTCGAGATCGACGGGGCGCTGCGCGCCGCGACCCCGAAGCTGAACGCTTACACGCCGGCCTCCGCCTACGCGGACGTGCCGACGCCGACGAGGCTGGCCGACGGCGGATACTACGTATGGGTCGACCGGGCCGCGCCGTCGAACGCCTCCGGCTGGAAGGTCGGGCACGGGCGAACGCCGACCGAGGCGCACCGGAGCGCGATGTATTGGGCGAATCAGGCCCCCTGGGCCCGCTGCACGCCCGCTGGGCGGACGCCGCGCTGGGTAATTGAACAGTACGAGCGGGTCGGCTAGTGCCCAAGCATCGCTCCAACGGTCGTGGCGACGTGCTCCGGACGGCGATCCGTCTGGTGCTCACGCTCCGGCGCGGACGCTGGACGATGTTCGAGCTTGCCGACGAGCTCGGGATCCTTTGGCGGACCGCCTACCGGCTGGTCAAGGACCTCGAGGCGGTGGGCGTCACCGTCGAGCGCTCGCGAGAAAAGGAGCACGTCGGGCGCGGTGGCGGGGCGGTCTACTACCGGATTCCCGCCGGGCCACTGAAGAAGTTGCTGAAGCTGTAGGAGGAATGCGTGTCCCGGGCTGGCATCCCGGGACTGATGAGCCTACCTACGAGAGGAGATGACCATGGAGAGGACGACAGTTACGGTGTACCAGGATAGCGACGTTCTCAGCCTCGGACCCGAGGCGACACAGGAGGACCTGGACGGGTTCTGCGCGAATCTGGCCGCACATCTCGCCGACAAATTCGGCGTTGCCGTCGAGGTAGAGCAGCGGCTTGGCGGCGAACTGGGGGGCCGAGTCTGCCCGGAGAACGACGAGATCGACGAGTACGTGCGGGAACTGGAGCGGGGCGACGGTTGGCTCAGCTTTTTGCCAGCGGTGGTTGACTACCGGTCGTCTCGCACGGGTCGATAACGATGACGACGAGAGGAGCTGACCGTGGAGAAACCCGAACCTGACCTCGCCGCTGACCTCTCCCACGCCCTCGATATCCTCGAGAGGGCCGTGGGAGGGAGGGACGGCTTATGGTTGGACGACGCTAGGAAATTCCTCTTGGACCACGGACGCCAGGTCCCGCCAGCGGGTGGGCCGGCGGCGAGGTGACGATTGCCCCAACGCTCCCCCAGAGGCCGCCTAGCCCCCCAGCTCCCACCTATCCGGCTCTCTAAGCCCGAGATGGAGTGGCTTAGGTCTAGAGCTCTGGCCTGTGGGGAGTCCCTTACAGCCCATGCCAGACGCAAGCTATTGGCTGGTATGCCGCCTTCGGCGGCCGTCAGCGACTCCACTATTGCCGGAGACAAACGCCCCGCATAGGCCTTGCACCGCTACCTGGTCGGTGTACTATCGACCTTGTCGAAGGAACGACGTGACGGGCGCGCTGAGAGCGCGAACTGGGCATGTCAATCGGAGGCCCTTAGACGGCGCCCAGTGCTCCGTCGAGGGCCTTTCGATTTATGGAAAGGTCAGACCCGGCAGCTTGCCAGGGGTCGATTCTCTCGGCCGGGGAACGCCTTGGCCAGGGAGGTTTCCCCTATAGGGCGATTTGGGATTTGGGGCTGGTCGGGCTATGGAGCTGTACCCCGTGGGGGTGTTTCTAGGGCAGCTCCCTCAGGAGGGCTGCTAGCTCGCAGTCGGGCTTGTGCTCGCGCTTTCGGTTCGGATGGCAGTCGTCGCAGACCGGGCAGCCTGCACCTGACACGTCGCCCCCACTCCACTCCAGCTCCCTGAGCATCTGAGCCATCTCCGGGGCTTTCACGATTAGCTTGGCGTCCTCGTCTTCAGGCGGCGTCCCGGAAATCCGCTCATGCCATGAGTCGCGCCCGAAGTCGCAGACGGTTTCCCCGGCTATGTCAACCAGCTTCGGATGCCCCAAGAACTCGCCATCATCCACCCATCTCCATGGACCAGGGGAGTGTTTGCCCATCTCTCGTTTCTCCTCGGGCTTCACGGTTGGGCCTTGGGTGGGGAGGCGAATTCCTGATCTGCCAACTCGCCGCGGTTAACCCCGATTCGCTGAAATCGCCTTCGCCACGACAGCCACCCGCGGATGATGCCAGTGGCGTCCTCTCGCATTGCGACGTTGTCCCCGTCTACCTCGAACACCGTCAGGGTTGGACAACACATGTACATCAGGTCGTAGGGCATAACGACGACCATCCCAACCTCAGGCGTAACCTCGGCCGGAACGGGCCAAATAACATGCCCGTCCGCACCCGAATGCCCGCCTGCCACCCGCACGTCGCTCACGGCAGCTCCTCGGCCTTGGGTGGGAAGGAAAGATGAGTCCCAGTGGAGTAGGCGCGTGCCGGCGCCTCGTTCTTAAGCCCCCGCTCCGGCGTTGATTCGCGACCTTGGCTATTGTCCGTCGCCCGAAAGCGGGTTTCCCCCAGCGGCAACCTGCGGAGGCCTCCACTGGAACCCAAATCCGAATATAGCATCACGGCAGCTCCCACGGCCTGTTGGGACTCCCGACCTCCTGGGAGGGCCTAGGAGCCTCGTTCTCGTCTCGGAGGGCCCAGGTGCCCCCGAAGCCGGAGAGGCTACGAGATTGGAGCCTGGGAGGTTTGGGGGCCGCTGGCGCAGCGGTCAGCGATTCCACCTTGTCCGTGAGGCCCCTCGTTACTTTATCTTCCAGGTGTCGCCATTCTTGGTTTGGCTTGCAGGATGCGAACTCCGTCTGATTTGTACGCTCAGTCCCGCAATTGGCGCACAGACGATAGAGTCGGGAGTTCTCCACCCGCACTACGTATTTGTCGCTGAAGTCATGGGGGACGTGCTTACGCTTGGGGGATTCCTTGTCGCGTTGCATGTGCCGGTCGCACAGCCACCAGTGAATCGGGCTCTCGCCCTGGCGCCCGCCTTCCTCCCAGCATTCCGAGCACTGCGCCCTCCCCATGACTATCGGCTCTGTCTTCTCTGTGCCTACTAGCTCCGGGGTTTGAATGCGCCCTTCGGGCGCGGTCAGCGAGTCCTCCGTGGCGAAGTTCCGTCCTTGAGTCATGGCCCCGCAAACGATGCACGGCCTCGGAATGGCCACGGCCGTTATGTATGCGCTGCGAGTATACGCGCAGATTGGACACAGTGGAGGTCCCGCCTCTCCGTGGTCTCGCTGTCCGCCGGGCTCTGCCCGGCCCCCTGCTGAAGCGATCGCGCTGCCTCCTGCGATTTCAGCAGGTTGCACGGGGCGCCAGCCGTCCCGCACCAGCCACTTGTCCCATAGGCACGGGGCGCCAGCCTGGTGGTGTCGGGCGCTGATGGTTGTGGCGCCGACGTCGGTGATGGTAGCCGCGTAGCCGCTGCCGGCGTGCTTGATAACATCCCCCCGCCTCAGATTGTCCACCCAGTCTTGTGGTCGCTGTCCGCCAGGCCCTGCCAGGCGCGTGTGCTCCTCCAGCACCTTCCCCCCTGGGGAGAGGAGGCGCCGGTGGGCAGCGGTGCATTCGCCAGGGAACCGACAGCGATACCACTCGCCCTCGGGCTTGTCGCGGCACTCCCAGGTGTTCCCTGAGGGTTTAGAAAGTGCCGGCTCTTCGGCTCCACGGCCGGCGCGTGGTGGCGGTGACACCAACGGACCGGGCCGGCAGGATGCGCGGCCCTTGACGCACGGAGCGCCCGGTTCGTTGGTCGAGTCGGTGGCCGAAGTCTTCGGAGCTTTATCGCGGCCTTCGGCCGCCGTCTGGTTGGACTCGACGAGGACAGATGGCCAGGAGTCGTGGACGAGGAGCCCATCCACGTCGGTGCGCCAGATGTGTTCTCCGTATTCACTGATCAGTGTGTACTCGGTCTCGGGCCCGCGCAGCTGGTAATTCGCGCCCAGCTGGTAATTCGGGCCTGGCGCGACGTTCTGGTAAATCGGCCCCCGCCGCCGCTGGCCAACCTTCCATTTCTCCGGCTTCGTGGGTCCGCTGTGTTGGGTCGCGCCCGACGTAACGTAATCCTGCGCCTTTGAGACAGCGCGCTTCAGCGCCTCGGCAGCCTTCTTTTCCATCTCTGACCTCACAATGCCACCCTCTTGGCAGCGTAGTAGTAAATATTCGGCAGGCAGGACTCACAGGGGAGAGCCAGCCCACACCGGCACCTCGGCACGTTCGTCTCCTCCACCTCGAAGGGGTTTTGGGCCCGCTGGTAGGCGTTGATCTTCCTCGCACACCCCCGGCACCTCGCCGTCCCCTTCGTCGGCCTCGAGCACGCCACGCACAGGCCCTTGGTCTTCCGCTCGGCGTATAGCTTTCGGTTGAACTTGGCCTTGACGGCTAGGCTCTTGGCGTAACAAGGAGGACACCGGGTCTTGCCGTCTGGGTTCGGCTTGCCGCAGGTGACGCACTCCTGGTTTGCGCGACGCCTCCAGTACCAGACCTTGCAGTAGCCCCGGTTCTGCTCTGGGGTGATTCGCATGGCCTAGAAGTCCGGGATGTCGTCGCCCTCGAAGTCCTGGGCGCCTGGGTTGATGTCCCTAGCCCGGGTCTTCGTCTCTGCCTCCCCCCTCGGCCGCGGCGCCTTCTGATTGTCCCCTGGCTTGAGCTCCCTCGCCACGAGCTGGAGCTTCCAGTCCTTCTCCCCGTCCCTAGGCTTCCGCATCTGGAGCTCACCCAGGATAGTCACCGGGTCACCTTGCTTGAGGCCATGTCTCTCGTCGGTGAAGGCCACGACTTCGAAGTAGGATGGGAACTTCCCGGCCATGCAGATCACGTTGGCGAAGCTGACCTTGTCGTGGTGCTTCACCCGGGCGATGCGGGCGTTCTCCAGCTTGAACCGTGCGTCTTGTCGCTCCATGGGCCGTCCTTTCACTCAAAAGGGAACTGCACTCGATACGTCGTCGTCTTCGCCGGGCTCGCGTTTCTGTGGCTCGGCCTGCCAGCCGTTCCTGGCTTTCCACTCCTCGAGCTGCTGCGCGATTCGCCGCTTCGCCTCGTTCGCCTCCTCGTCGGTCTGCTCTAGAGGCTCGAGCTGTTTCCCGTCGGCGAGCACCTTGACCACGCCTTCGCGGTTCGGCTTCCACGTCGGCAGCTTGCCTTCGATGGCCTTCCCCGCGTACTCGCGCCAATGCTGAAGTTCCGAGCGGGCACGGTCGTAATCCCCCTTCACGGTCATCACCGCGGCGATCCACTGGGACCGCAATTCCTTGTCGACGCTCGCCAGGACGTCGCGGTCCAGGAGGCCGTCTAGCTTCGCCTCCTCCAGCCTCCGGGCCGTTGCCTTGACGTTCCGCTTCGCCTCCTCGATGTTCTCCAGCATCGAGGCCACGAGCTCGTCCTTCGTGGCCGGCTTGGCTGCCAGCGCCTTGGCCTCCTCCATCGTGATCCGGTCCTCCCGCCGGATGAAGCGGTGAAAGTGGGACACCGCGTACCGGGCGATCGTCGCCTTGGCCTCTGCCGTGTTCACCGGGAGCCTCCGAGGATTGCGTCAATGCCGTCCATCGCTTCGAACGCGCGGTCCAGGCTCGCCTGGTCGTGCCTATCTTGCCGCTCTCTCTCGGCCCTCACGGCGTAGCTCTCCTGCCTGCGAATCGGCACCGGAACGCCGTTGCTCGGCGTCGGTCGCTTAGCCTCGCCGGTGAACTCGTTCACGTTCCCGACCAGGAGCGAGAGCGAGTGCCGAGCGTCGACGTAGTAGGCCTTGGGGCTCGCCAAATACCGCTTCACAGTGCTGCGCCAGCCAGCCATGTCTGCGGCGAACGTCCCGGCCTTGACCAGCAGCGCGACCTGGCCGGCGTCCTTCGGCGAGACTGTGTATTTCTCCCCCGGATAAACAGCCGGGTACTCTGCGCAAAATACCGCAATCATTGCGTTTGCAGACACAGCGGCCAACGGCTGCTGTCTGGGGGGTTGGGATAGGGGTGTATTTTCTTTAGGGGGATTGTT